CCGCCCCCGCCCCACGAACTACCGCTACCGCCCCCGCCCCACGAACTACTACCACCGCTACGTCCGACAGCGTATCCTGTTGCCGCTCCTGTCCAAAAGTCCGATGAAGATGAACGATATCTTGGAGAATAGCTTGAACGGTAACTAGACGAACCCCCACTCGCGTCATTCATCATACACGATATTATTACCATCGCTATGATAAAGACGTATAATGCACCCATGGGATTTGGTTCTGGATCGGTGGTAGAGTATATAGGAGAAGACGGATGAGACGGTGTCATTCGGAACTCGATGCCACAACTGCCCTTGAGAATGTATGGGTCGTCGGGATATTCGTATCCTTCGCACTGGATATTCAGGTCGCGGAACACCGCTCCGGCGGGGTCAGACTTGCACTCCCAGACTACATCTACGCCGTCGTGGCCTGCATTACTACAGTAGATTGTGTCAGGAGCACCGCGACAGTTGGAAAGACATGTGAGTTGTGGAACAGGAGATGAACGACGTCCCGTAGTCATCTTACCGCGATGGAGCAGGAGGCTTGTCACTTCTCTGATAGGAACTTTCTCATGTGCGCCGGCATCGGTGGCGGTAGTGAGGACGATGAAGCACATTGCGATGATCATTTTTGCGTAATTGTTCATTTTCTTTGTGAACACGATATTGATTTATAAAATTAAGATAATCTTGAAATCAAATTTATTTCAAACACATTTAAAAGTATTTCTTGATATAATATAAATTATGAAGTTCACCATTAGTACATCTGATTTAAGGACATTAGTCGCGGTTTTATGGTTCGCAAACTCTAAATGTGAGAACAATATTAAACATCATTTCTTTGTTGGTGAATGTGTTTATCATGATGCCGACGATAATGATTTAGTTGATTTCATAGGTTATGATAATGAATTCATATTTAATTATAAAGATATAGAAATTAAATTAACAAGAAAAAGAGAAGGAAATGCAGTTTTCATTAATAGTAGATGCGAAGCAGGACATTTTGAAGAGATAACTCTTGAAATTTTATCAGATATAGATGATCAAGAAAAAATTAAATTCATGAAAAATTTTATCATAAATGTAAAAGAAGCTTATAAAGAAAATAAAAGATTAAAAAATACAAACGAAAAAATATTTCTATGGTCATATTGTGATGGATTTTGGGATAATATTAAGAAAATTAATAAGAGAAAATTAAAAACTGTTATTTTGGATCAAAATATAAAAAAAGATATAGAAAAATATATAGAAAATTATAACAATAAAGATTTAAAAAAAAGATTAAATGATCTAGGTCATAGTCATAAAATGAATATAATTTTATCTGGATTACCTGGAACGGGTAAATCATCGTTGATGTATTCACTTGCCAGCACAATGGATAAAGATATAGCGACTATTGATTTTCATAATTCTACTTTATCAGATCATGCATTTATTTCCGCAACAAATAAAATTCCTGAAAATTCAATATTTGTTCTTGAAGATATAGATGCTTTATATATTGAAAGAAATAAGAATGAAGGAAATAGAGTTTCTTATTCATGTATATTAAATTTTTTAGATGGGGTATATTCAAAAGATGATTTAATCACCATAATCACAACAAATCATATAGAAAAATTAGATAAAGCATTAATAAGGCCAATGAGAATGGACCATATAGTAAAATTTACATATTGTTCTAAATATCAATATGAAGAAATATTTAAATTAATATTCCCAGAAAAACTTGATATAATGGATAATTTATATAAAATTATTAAATCTAAAAAGTTCACAACAAGCATATTACAGAAGTACTTAATTAAATTTATATTTGAACCTGAAAAATTATTAGATAATATAAAAATATTTGAAGAATACATTGATTCTTGTTTAGAAAAGAGCACAAACATGTTCACTTAAATAAATTTGAATTAAATTATTATAATTTTAAAAACAACTAACATGGACGAAACACTTGAAGAATGTCCTATTTGCTACGAAAAGATCCAAAAATACGGATTCTGTATCACGAAATGTAATCATCAATTCTGCATGGATTGTATGATGAACCATATTCAGAATAACCAGTCATGTCCTTTGTGTCGTCAAGAAGTATTACCTGAAAAGCCTAAACCAGATCCCACAGTAGAATATGAAACGGGGTTTGAAGATGGTCTTGTAACTATGGAAGAAGAAATGCGCGATATAATAACTGATAATTTTCATCTAGGATATCAAGCCGGGACAGATTCAGCTGGTTCATTCGCGCAAGAGTGGAGAAGCAAGTATAATGCGTTGAACAAGATATATACGACAACGGTTGATACTCTCCAAAAAACACATACACTTTCTGTCAGGTCAAATCCAAAGCTCAAAAGATCTCTCTCAGAATAAATTTGATTTCAAGATTAATTATTTTTTTAGAAATCAATACCTTTGTTCACAAATATAACTGTGAAATATGCCCAAATACAACATGGCTTCCAACACGTGGACTGAAAAGCACATTCAGACTATCAGTTTCCCCGATGATGAAGATCCTAACGACGATAGTCTCTTCTTCTCCGACGACTACCCGGAGGACTCTCTCCCAACGCCGCCACCCCCACCCCTACCTGATGTGACCAGTGCTGCCGACTGGTTGAAGGTCAGCAAATATCAGTGGCGCGACATCTTCCGCGTTAAGAACTCTTCTGAACTCGAACGCCTCCTCGACGCGAGCTTTGATGATCTGGTCGCATCCAAGCTGTGCCAACCGATCGGCATGCCGTCTCGCGAGGCGATTCTTGATGAGATCACAGAGATCATCGCCGCGACACCGGTATCTCTCTCATCCGAACTCGCCTCTCTCCCTACCCAATAACTCTACAAAAACAAAAAAAACATTTTAAAATAGAAAGACAAAAAATATATTCTCACCTTTTTTTATCTTATGAATAAATTTGATTGTTGTTATAAATAATTATAAAACAATATCTGCTTGAAATGTATAATCCTCGCGCAGAAGCATTGAAGTCTGATTCTTCATCTGGACAATCATCTTCATGGCAAAAACCTCGATATCATTCTAGGAATCAATATAATTCAAGACCATATGGAACTTGTATACCCAAAGAAACTCCAAAACCGTTTACTACCTCGTCTATACCAACTTGCTCAGCTTCAAGGACTAGTGGTACACCTACACAACCTAACAACTCTCGTTTGGATTTCTTGAATGAACCCGTTGAAAATGTAGGTTCTACAAAGAGATTTATCGCAATGCCATCAAGGAAACATTGGGATGAAGGATATCGTCCTGGATGGATAATACACGAAACTATATCTCCACCTGAAAAATATGAAGATGGATTGAAGATGTATCATACCTATGTTAAAACAGGTAAAGTAATTTATCCTAAAAAGAAAAGTAAAGGTGATTCTACAAAGGCCACCGCGACTTCATATATGCTATCTTATACAAACAAAAAGAAAAATAAATAAATATGAACCAAACACTATAATATTTTTTTTATGTATTAAAGAATAATATATATAAATAATAAATGGACGAATATATGAAATTTCAAAAATCAACCGAAGTAAAAGATTTTGATCTTAAATATATGACAATTGGTCTTGGTGGTGAAGTAGGTGAAGTATTAAATGAAATAAAGAAATTAGAAAGAGATGATAATAATATTTTGACACCACAAAGGAAACTAAAAATTATAGAAGAAATGGGTGATGTATTATGGTATATCTCTGCTATGTGTAATAGATTAGATACAAACTTTAATGAATTAATGAAACACAATAAAAATAAACTTGTTGAATAACTTTAAATTTGAAAATTTTTATTATATTATAAAAAAAAATGTTTGTATTTGATTCAATTCATGGTCATATTTCAATATGTTCTGCTGCGAAAAAAATAATAGATACAACAGCATTTCAGCGTCTTAGAAATATTAAACAATTAGGTGGAATTTCATCTGTATTTATTGCAGCAAATCATTCAAGGTTTGAACATAGCATAGGTGTTTATCATCTTTCTAAAATACAGTTAAATATTTTGAGTAAACAAGTTAATATACCTGATAAAGAAAAAGAATTAGTTTCGATCGGAGCACTCGTTCATGATTTAGGACATGGTCCGTATTCTCATATATTTGATGAATATTTAGGATTTTCAGAACATGAAGATAGAAGTGTTAAGATATTTAATCATATTAATAAAAAATATGGATTAGGATATAATGAATATGATTTAAATTTTATAAAAAATGTTATATCACCTGATTATGATGAATTAGAAATAACAGATCCAAGGAAATATTTATATCAAATTGTGCATAATGATAATGGTATTGATGTAGATAGATTTGATTATCTAATACGTGATTGCTATAATTCTGGTATTAAGTATTCATTTGAACTTGATCATATCATGAACAATACAGAAATTCAAAATAATGAACTGATTTATTCTGAAAAAGCCAGATGCTCTATAAATTCATTCTTTCATGCTAGATATACATGTTATAGGCAATTATGTAATAATCCAACAGTTATTTCAATTGAATATCATATAAAAGAAATATTTAAAGAAGTAGATGAAGTATTTAAAATATCTGAATCAATAAAAAATGAAAATTGGGAACAATTTATATTACTAACTGATAATATTATGTCCACAATAGAATTTGTAGATGAAAAAAATATGAACAGAGCAACTGAAATATTATCTGATATTAAACACAGAAAAATTATTAAATTAGTAGGTGAAATTGTATCTGATCATGTATTAGATATTGAATCAGAACAAGATGAAGTTATTATTATTAAAACTAAAATTAAATATCACAGTATATATTTACCAAAATATATATCTGACAAAAGAGTTATTATTAATCTACCAGATGTTAAATATCCTGATGAACATATCACTATGATAATGTGTAAAGATATTAATAATTTATACGCACAAGAATTATTTAAAAAATATTCATCTTAATCTTTTAGACGATTTAATTTTCTTTACAGATTTCTTAAATGTTTTTTTAGAAATTTTCTTTGATCCTTTTTGACTCCAATTAGTTTGAGTCACTTGATAATATAATGACTTTATTTTATTAATCTGAACATCACGATTATATTTATAATCTGTTAAAGTTTTATTTATTTTATCTAACTTTTTCTTAGAAGAATATAATCTTTTCTTTGATTGTTTTGGATTTTTATGATAAAATTTATCTAAATCCTTATAATATTTTGTATATCTATTATGATTTGATAATTCATTTAAATATAATTCTTGTAATCTTATAATACTATTCCATAATTTATTTATTTTTTTTATATGAGAATTAAAAAAAGATAAAGTAGATTTCTCATATGGAATATTCATATATATATATATATATTAAATATAAAATTATGTTGAAATTAAGTTGATATCCATTTTGTAAAGTTGATTATCAGTTTGAGTTTCAACCGATTTATGAGGTTTATATTCTTGTATAGGTGACATAATAAGATATACACTAGCAATAAATATACATAAGATTGACATTGATATAATAAGCCAGTTTTGAATAATAAATTCAAGTGACCTAAAGATAATGATTATAAACATGTTTTTTTAAAAAAAGAATATGTTAATCAAATTTAAATATGAATGGTTTGAGATCTAATTTAATTCATTTTTTAGATATTTAATTTCTTCTTGACAACGTAGGATTTGATAAGCAACATGTTCAAGTGTTTCATTTAGAGTTTTCATCATATCTTCATACTTTTTAACCATATTTTCTTTATATAATCTTTCTTTGTTAAGATGTTCTTTTTCAAGCATGTCTAATTTAAGATACCTTAGAATATCATTATTTCTTTTAATACTTAGTAATGTATCAGCAGCGGTTTTATCTTCTACATTAATATTTGCTTTTTTCATTGACCGTGTTTGCATTTCCTTTTAAAAAAAAATAGTTATTATTTCAAATTTTCTAATTAATCAATAATGAATAATATTTCAGATGAATCAATTTCATCAGGAATATTAAAATCACCATTATATTCTTCTTCTACTCTTCGATTGTCAATCCAATCCATATGTTCACGAACAATAGTTGATTGGGTTTCAGAAACATCATCATGAACAGACCAAGGACTAACATATAAATCATCATTTGGAAAAGCGGATCGTCCAGTTCCCGTTGATCTTTCTCTGACTAATCTATTAGTATCCACGTGAAAAGGTTCACTGTATATAGTACCAGCACGAGAAAACTCTCTTCGTTTCTTAGGAGACATTTTTTCCCATTTAAAATATCCTTTATCTTTTTTAAATTTGTCTCCTTTTGAATATACGAGAAGAACTATATCTCTTGCAATAGGATTCTTTATAGGGTGTGAACGACACATGGGACAATTAGTATTACCGGTTTCGTTACATCTGTATTTGCACTCGCCACACATAAAGTGAGTAGTTTTACCACATGTAATAGAATTGTCGGATGTATTGTTTACCGAGTTGAAGCAGATACAACACTCTACTTTCTTTTCATTAGTATCTTTCTTTTTATAGTTGTATTTCCTTTTACATTTATATTCTTGTTTTTCTTTCTTTTTGGATAGAGCAGATGTTTTCACACGATCACGGGGTTTTTTCGTATTAAGAACCATTGTCTTATATTTTGTTTTTCTTTTTAACCAACTTTCAAATTTGTTGATATTATTTTCAATTAATATAATATAAATGATTAAATATATAATTCTATTATTTTCTTTAATAGTTGGATTTGTTCTTAGTAATTTAGGAATTAAACCTGTCAGCAACTTCATGAATGATTCAGAACTTCTTCCGATTGTAACAGCAAATTTGTGGGTTGATTTAGTAATAATATTTATTGCGATGTCTGGTATAATCTTTACTGGTAAAACTCTTAAACAGTGGTATAAGAAATATAGACTATCAGCAGTTATTGCTGATATGTTCAGTATAATATTAGGTATGATCTTATTAAGATATATAGTTTATAAATTAAATTTAAAAGTTAATTTATTCACTTTTATATTATTAGGTATAGGATTATGTATAATTCATGATATATTATTTTATTTATTTTTTAAAAATATACCAAAAGGATCAAATCATATGTTAGATTTCTTTAAAGGTTATTCGAAAGATTTAGGACCAACTGCGATATTAGGTGATATAACCTTGGTTATTTGGGCGATAATATTATCATCACTATTTAACACACAAACAAAAAAAATGAATATAATAACACTATTTATAGGAATATATTTAATCCCATATATAATATATATGAAAGATTAATTATTCTTCCAAATTAAAGTTATATTCTCTAATCAAGAATCTTCTCAATGGATGATAGCAAGACATACCCGCGTGTACACATATGACTTCTCCACCATTTTTTGAAATAGAATATTTATTTTTTGATCTAGGTAAAGGTTCACATACAAATCCATTTTTCTTCAAATGATTGATAATACCATAAACAAACTTATTATTGTAATGTTTCGCCATTTTTCACTTAAAATCATCAAAAAAAATTTTCAAATTTACAAAAGACAAAGATTAGTTGTTCTCGGTAATGGACATGATAATTTTTCTGGCAATCATAGGTTGAATAACTTTATCATATATTTCATTATGTTTTTCTTCTTTTTCTTTATTTGCGATATCTTTCTTTTGTGCTTTTTTTTTCTTATTCTTTTCTCGCTTTTTATTCGCGGCATTGATCGGTGCATTTTGAGAATACATCATATCAAGGAAATCATCATCAGTCATATCATTTAGACGTTGTTTCTTTTCTTGTTCTTCTTTCATAATCTTATTATGTTCTTCGGCCTTGATGGTCATAACTTGAATTTTAATAACGTTTTTCTTCAATTCCATATACCGTTCATCCTTAACACCNGGATACTTTTCTTCATATGTTCGCAGTTTCTTTTTCGCAGAACGAATATTATTGTTATTCATTATAATGTGATTTATAATTCTTTGAAACACAATATCAAATTTATCATACCTTTGTTATGATTAAAGAATAAAAAAGAATACGTTACGGATTTACGTTTAAATCTATATCATTATTATCAATACCTTCGAATTTTATTTTTTTTACGGGTTTATCTTTTGGTTCTTCTTTAATAATTATATCAGCGTCAAATACATTAAATGAAGAGAACTCCGTAATATACCCAGATAATGCTTTTTCTTGTTTTAATGAAGTATATGATATAAATAATGAATTATATATTTTTAATAATATTAAAGCTACATATGACGTATAACTTGTTACAGCTTGAATACCAGCATAATTATCATATATTATAATTGATGACAATATTAAATTAATCATATAAATAGAACTTGTTACAGTAGTTATTTTAAAATATCTATTATTTTTTTTATATAATTCGGCCTTTAATTCCGGTTTTTGATCTATTATATCATCTAAATGGTTATCTGGATAGTCATGATTTATATCTAAATTTTTAACGCACCAATTTTCTCTTCTTAATTCTACAACATATGTTATTAAAAATAATCCCACACATAAAAAATTAAATCCCAATGTTACATTGTGAAAAATATCATCAGTTTTATGAAGATTATCTGAAACTGAACAAACTTTTATTTCATATTCATTATTACTAGTACTACTAGAAGTATCTATTAATTCTTCGCATTTTTGCGGAACAAATAATATTAATAAGGAACCCATTATCACTTTATATGATTGAAACACCCATAATGCACTTATTTTCAATCTTTCTTTTAAATCATTACTAACCTTCATTTATAATATAGTAAATATTATATTTCTAGTAAATCTAATAAAGTTTTATATTCAGGTTCATAATCATATGGTTTATTATAAGAAGATAACATAATTGTTAAAGCTTTTTTCAAATTATTATCAGATATATTTTTTATATGTTTAATAGAATCTATTTTTGCTTGTAATCTTTTTACGGGTGGATTCTCATTTTCTAAATCCTTCCAAGGTAATTCGCCTAAATACATTTCTAATAATATATATCCCAGTGCTTCAATATCTTCTGAACGATTAAAATAAGTCCCTTTTATTTTAAGATTAACACGTTCAGCATGAATAGATTTATATAATGGTGTTCCTTCACCTGAATGAGGTTTATTTAATATATAAAATGCATTGTCATCACCTTTAACATATCTTTCACCAAACCATTTTTTAGATATACCAAAATCAATTATATAGTATTTATCTTTATTATTTTCTTTTTTAATCATTAAATTTGGAGGTTTTATATCTAAATGTAAATATCCGTTTGCATGTATATATTGTAAAATTTTAATATATTCACATCCTATTTTTTTAATTTGAGGAATAGATATTTTTTTATCTTTTATAATTTGAGTTAAAGATTCATCTAGTTTTTCTTCTATAAATAATCTAGTCTTTATTTTAGGAGAATAATCATACATGATTAATCTAGTTTTTAATTCAGGAATACCCCCTTTAATAAATGATTTATCTTTTAATAATAGTTCAACATTCTTAATATATCTATTATTATTAATACTATAAAAAATAGATTCTTCATTATAAACTTGTGGTGATGCAGAACTTAGTAATTCACATTTTAATACATATTCATTATTATCTTTATTATTTTTTACTAATAAAACAAGAGAATCAGCTTCATCAGATAATAATTGTTTAATTACCGTATAACCACCATCTCTTTTAAAATTAAAAATATGTCCATTTTTTAAATAATCTTTAAGATTAATAATTTCTTTTTTAGGTTGTTTCTTTTTAGGACCAGGTTTCTTCGGTTCAGATTTTTTAGGTTCAGATTTTTTAGGTTCAGATTTTTTAGGTTCAGATTTTTTAGGTTCAGATTTTTTAGGTTCAGGTTTAGCTATTTGTTTCTTAGGTTTTTTTATATTTAATTCTTTCATTAAAATTTTTTCATTTAAATTATCTTTTAAATTATTTATATCTTCTTTTAAATGAGGACATTTGTTTTCTATTTCTTCTAATAATAAATTTATATTATTTATATCTATATTTTTTTTAGTTTGTTTAACTTCAATTGGTTTTATAATCTGTTTTGATAATATATTTTTATTTAAATTACTAATTAATAAATCTATTTCTTCATTTTTATCAGGACATTTTTGTTTATATAAAATTAATATATTTTCAATAGAATCCATTTATATTATATATAATATTAAATTATTTAAATAAATTTGAAAGATTATTATATTCATATATAAAACAATGGCATTTTTGAGAAAACAAACGAGCGAAGGAAGTATCGCTGAATTATATTCAGTTATACAGAAATGTATTCGTAGAGGTTTAGAAGAAGAATGTTTATATTATTCTAATATTTTATATAAAGAAGGAACACCTAATTCTCTTAGAAAAAGACTAGTTTATGTAACAAATGAAGATATAGGACATATTAATCTTTCAAATGAAATAGTTGAATGTTCAGATGAAGATTTATTTAAATATGTTGTCATATGTTGTCGTCTCAAAAAAACACACGATCCTGCTTGGTTATCCAGATTAGCACTTCATTACAGTATGAATAATTTAAAAATAGATAATCCTGAATTAATTGAAGCGATGAAAATGACTGAATTAGTTAGGAAAGACGATTATAAAAGTATTCGTCTATATATCGGTAAAGAATATAGTAAAAT